CGACTAATGCAATGTCAGTTATGCAACACCCCAAGCCAACTTTACAAACCAAACCAAAAGATGTACCTTTTGAAATTCCAGATACGTTTGTTCCTTTGACACGTAATCAGAAAGCATTGGACTATGTACGTTCAGTTAATTCTTATCGTGCGTACTTAGATAATCGTGCAGATATTATGTATGATATTCGTCAAGATCGTGTGGTGTTTCTTGTTAAAGAGGATAAAAAAATTGTGGATGCAGTAGGTAGATCATTAACCAATAGAAAGCCAAAGTGGTATAGATATGGAAAATCTAATTCAGGATTTCATATTGATAGTGGGAATGATGTTATCTTTGTCGTGGAGGATTGCCCTTCTACTTGCAGTATTTGCAGTTTTGTGTCGGCGATAGCTATTCTTGGAACAAATTTGTTGCAATCTCATATCAATGTGTTAAAACAATATAAAAAAGTGGTGGTAGCATTGGACAAAGATGCTACCATCAAAGCAGTTGAATTATCTAGAAAGATTTCACAATATGTGAACTGTACTGTAGCTTTCTTAACAGAAGATTTAAAAAATTTAAAGGATGAAGAACGTGAACGAACCATTAGAAAATATATCGATTGATCATAAGGTCATAGGCTTTTGTCTTGACCATACATTTTTCAGTAAAGTAAAAAATATACTTGACCCTACTATGTTTTCAGGTCAAGTAAAAGAATTGTATAATACTATTGTACACGCACACACCACATATGAAAAGAACATTTCTAAAGATGAATTGTATGCGTTGCACATAGATAAAAATCCTGCGATGCCATCATCCTCTAAGACAGAGATAATGGGTGTGGTGCAATCTTTACCACCAAGTGCAAACAACTTTGAGTTGCAGATGGATGTGGTTAAAAACTTTTGGTTGCGTGATAGAGCAAGGCAAGTTGGTGAAAAAGCAATTGCCATCTTTACAGGAGAGTCAGAAGATTTTGGTGAACTACAACGTATAGTTGATACAGTTGAGGATGGCAGAATGTCAGACAAAACTACGTATACGGAAATAGACAGTAATCTTGATGAGTTGCTTGACACAGGAACAGGAACACCTGACTTTCCTTTTGATTGGGAGTTGATGCAGGAGTACATAGATGGTATGTGGAGAGGTAACTTAGGTATTATATTTGCCAGACCAGAAGTGGGCAAGACTACCTTCTGTTCTTTTCTTGCATCAAGTTATGTAAAGCAGAAAAAGAAAGTTGTGTATTGGGCAAATGAAGAACCTGCCCATAAAATAAAATTAAGAATAATTCAAAGTCATTTTAACAAGACCATACACGAGCTGCACGAGCAACGTGACATATTAAGAGAAAGGTATAAGAATGAGATACAACCCTTTCTTTTTATTATGGATTCTGTAGGAACTTCTATTGATGAAGTTAATGAATACGCACAGTTAAACAAACCTGATATAATGTTTTGTGATCAGTTAGATAAATTTAAAGTGCGTGGAGAATTTGGTAGAGGGGATGAGAGGTTGAAGGAGATTTATATAAATGCTAGAGAGATAGCTAAACGTAATAACCTTTTAATGTGGGCAGTTTCCCAAGCAAGTTATGAAGCACACGATAGACCATTTATTGACTATGCAATGCTCGACAATAGTAAGACAGGAAAAGCAGGAGAAGCCGATATGATTATAGGTATTGGCAAAACAGGTTCAAGTGAAGTAGAGAATAATGTACGTCATATCTGTATATCTAAAAATAAAATTAATGGGTGGCACGGTATGATCAATTGCAACATAGATGTAACACACGGAGTATATTACTGATGAATACTTATGTAAGATGCAGGGATAAAACTTATTATTTTGTAAGACGTATTCCAAGTGATTTGGAAGACATATATACATCTGATCGCATAAGTATGAGTTTAAAAACAAAAGACAGGCATACGGCTAATCGAATTGCCAAGTCAATGAATCAAAAACTTGAAGATAATTGGTTAGGATTACGATTACAAAAAGGCAACACTTCAGTTATAAAACTTTTACAACCTAATAAACCAATTCCTATTCCTATGATAAAAAAACGAGAAATAAAACAGAAGAATGGTACAACGGCAAAGAACAGAGCATTTATAAAAAGAGTAAAATTATTTTTAGGGTGTGCATTATGTGGGTATAGGAAACATGCGTGTGCATTACATTTTGATCACATAAACCCAAAAGAAAAATTTAAGATGATAAGTAGGATGGTAAGCTATTCTACTGAGATACTAAAAGCAGAAATGAGAAAGTGCAGGGTACTCTGTGCCACTTGTCATGCAGTACACACAAAAAATCAAAGAAAGGAAAAATGATGATAGCAGAAGCTTTACTTTGCCTAGCGTTGAACAGTTATCACGAAGCTAAGAACCAAAGTCTAATTGGTATGATAGCAGTAACACAGGTTGTTATGAACCGTGTAAAGGATGAACGTTATCCTAACACAGTATGCGAAGTGGTAAAACAAGGACCAACATACAGTTGGAATCCTGATTATCCTATTCGTAATCGTTGTCAATTTAGCTGGTATTGTGATGGTAAAAGTGATATACCCAAAGAAGGGTATGCTTGGGAACAAGCCAAGACAGTTGCACACGGTGTGTATTATGGTAATGTAGACGACTTTGTTGAGGGTGCAACACATTATCATGCATACTATGTGACACCTGATTGGGTGAGTACTAAGACATACATCACACGAATAGATGACCACATATTTTACAGATGGGATATAAATTATGATTAATATTTTAACACTAGACGTAGAAACAACACACAAGGAGAAATCTAATGGGGGAACAACTGCTCTACCTTATTTCAATAATAGGCTTGTTAGCGTGGGCTACAAGTATATGGATAGCCCTACCAATTACTTATGCTTTTATCATTCAACTCAAAAGGCTGACCATAAAGGCAATGAAGTATTGCAGGATGCTTTAGACAATGCAGATGTACTTATCGGTCATAATATTAAGTTTGATATTACTTGGTTGCGTGAGTGTGGCTTTAATTACAACGGACATATTTATGATACGATGGTTGCTGAATATATTTTGGCTAGTGCTAGACGTTGGTCGTTGGGTTTAAAAGCAGTAGCTGAAAAGTATGGCACAGAAAAAAAGAAAGATTTGGTTGACGACTATATGAAAAGTGGTATAACCTTTTATGATATTCCTTGGAGTATAATTGAGGAGTATGGTATAGCAGACGTAGAAGCAACAGAAAAGGTTGCTATAGAACAGTTAAAAGCCTTTGGCACAACATTTGAGGAATTATATAATGAACCGACAACTTTTGCCCACACTGCGACTGTCGTTTGAAATGACAGACGTTCTAGCTAGAATAGAACAGGCAGGAATAAAAATAAATTTAGATACTCTAGCTGAAATAAAAACTGAATATGAACAGGAGTTAGATCAAACACAGAGAAGATTAGATGAGATAGTCTATTCTGTTATGGGTGACACACCTGTAAATTTAAACAGTGCAGATGATAGAACTGTACTGTTCTATTCTCGACACGTCATTAATAAAAACAATTGGGGTAGAATATTTAATATAGGACAGGAGATGCGTGGTGCAACTCGTAAGAACAAGCAACGTGTCAGAATGAGTAAGACTGCTTTTGCCAAGACAGTTAGAAATAATACTGTGATTAAACGCAAAACAAAAGGTTCTCAGTGTACCAATTGCTTTGGTAAGGGTAGATACACACCAAAAAGAAAAGATGGCAGTGTAGGCAAGGCTATACGGATTTGTAAATCCTGCAATGGTGTGGGAGTAATCTATCGAGAAGACAATGAAGTTGCAGGATTAAAGATCGTACCTAGAGGTGTTATGGATGTTGCTGCGGCAGGATTTAAGACAGATAAAGGAACGTTGGAAGGTATGTTGCCTAACTTATCTGGAGTTGCATCTGAATTTGTTACTTTGTACATTCGTTACTCTGCTTTGAAGACATATCTAAATACATTTGTGGAAGGAATGGAAAACAATGTTGATGCGAATAGTT